CTGGCATCGGCTCTCGAGCGGAATCGAGGACGCCGGTTTTGAGATCCGTGACAGCATCGCGTGGCTCTACGGCTCGGGGTTTCCGAAGTCGATGGACGTGTCCAAGGCAATCGACAAGGCAGCTGGGGTCGGTCAGGCGAAACGCACCGGCAAGGAGTCGGGAACATACGGCGCCTTCACTGGCAACAACACCATCACCGCCCCTGTCACTGCAGACGCCAAGCAATGGCAGGGCTGGGGTACCGCACTCAAGCCCGCATTCGAGCCCATCGTGGTCGCACGTAAACCGTTGGCGGGCACTGTCGCCGCCAACGTGCTCGAGCACGGAACCGGGGCGCTGAACATCAACGCCTGCCGGATCCATACCGCGGGCAGTGAGGCGCGGTCCTACACGGTGAAGCGGCTCAAGCCCGGCGCGGAACTGAACCGCACGGGCGGCAACTGGCGCCCGGCAGATGGCGTCGAATACGAGGGCACCACCACAGACGGGCGTTGGCCGACGAACGTGGTACTCGATGCGCACCAGGCCGAAGTACTCGATCAGCAGAGCGGGCTACTCAAGTCGGGCGCGAGAACAGGAAAACGCAGCAGCGGTACGTGTGAGGCTCCGCGTGAAGCCAGCCAAGGCGGCGCTTCGCGGTTCTTCCCCGTGTTTCGCTACGAGGCCAAGGCGCCAACGTCTGAGCGGCCCAGCGCCGATGGTGTGCAGCACCCAACGGTCAAGCCGCTGGACTTGATGCGCTGGTTGGTGCGGCTCGTGACCCCGGTCGGCGCGGTGGTGCTGGAACCGTTCGCCGGATCGGGCACGACTGCCGAGGCGTGCATCCTCGAGGACCGGCGTTGCATCGCGATTGAACGTGAGGCCGAGTACCTGCCGTTGATCGTGTCCCGGCTACGCAAGCCGGTGCAGCAAGGGCTATTCGGGTTAGGGGCGGGCGCATGACCCGCACACCCGAGAGCACCAAGGCCTACCAGGCCGGTCTGTGCGTGGACTGCAAGACCGAGCCGCACAGCGCTGGTCGACCGCGGTGCGAGAAGTGCCATACGAAATTCAGGAGGGGTGAGTGATGGCAATCGATCCGCTATTCGCGGCGGCGCAGCTGCTCGAATCGCGTGGCTACGCAGTGATAGAGCAGCTGGAACCATGCGGGATCAACGGGGCTGATAACGCCGTCTGGTCTCACCAGCCGCACTACATCGAGCAAGAGTTCAACGGCGACCTGATCGTGGACGACCGAATCAGCTTCGCCGCAGCCGACTTGCATGCCCTTGCGGAGATATTCGCCGCAGCCGCGAAGCGTGCCGAAGGGGTGAGTGATGGCCGCACGTAAGTACATCTACCGCGTGGTTGTCGACGAGTGGCCGACCGAGGACGGCATGCCCTTCATTGACCAAGACTGGCGCTGGTGGGAGCAGATCGTCGACTACTTCCACAACCCCGACGGCGATGACCCTTCGCCCCCATGGCTGCCCGATATCACCGAGTACCTGGAAGACGAATGGCCGAACGCAGGCTGGGGTAACAAGCCGCGATTCACCCGCCTTGTGTGCGAACCCGGAGACGAGCCCGACTACCCGAACGGATACCGAGGCTACGACGACCAACCTGTGATCGCCGTGCCCATCGCTCCTGCCCGCCGGTTCATGCAACGCGCCCAGCCGGACGCGGCGGCAAAACAGCTGCGCGAGTGGGGATGCAAAGCACACGTGGAACGCGCTGCCCTTGGTGACTGGGAGGCGGCCTGATGCCCATACGCCCCGAGAACCGCGGCCGCTACCCGAAGGACTGGCCCGAGATCTCGCGCCGCATCCGTTTCGAGCGCGCCCAAGGCCGCTGTGAGTGCGAGGGCGAGTGCCTACGGGGTACACACCTCGACCGCTGCACGAACGTCAACGGACAGCCCGCCTACGGCACCGGCAGCCGCGTGGTGCTCACCGTGGCGCACCTGAACCACACCCCCGAGGACTGCCGCGATGAGAACCTGCGCGCCATGTGCAACGGGTGCCACCTGCACTACGACTTAGAGCACCACGCGGAGACGCGCCAGCGGGCACGCACGGCAGCTCTTGAGGCGCAGATGGATTCGATGTTTGAGGCGGTGACCAATGCTTAATCGCATCGACCGTATCGCCACGGTCCTGCGCTGCGCTGGTGTTCTACTCCCGAACGACTACACGCCGACGTGGGATTACAAGCGGGAGATCGACGAGCTCGCCGCCAAGATCGACAAGGAACTGCAGCCACGGCCGGGCACCATCCTGGTCAACCTCATCACACGGGCCCGCTGTGCGATCGAGTCGGGCAACTCCGACTCACTGCACCGCGACTTGCTGGAGCAAGTCGAGTTCCTAGACCACGAGTTCGAAACCGAACGGGACCGGGCCAACGAGCATTTCGAGGCCCGCATGAGCGCAGAGGCCCGCGTGCGCGAACTTGAGTCGCAGTTGCCCGCTCGCGTGCTCTACGCACCAGGAGATGACCATGCCTGAACGCATCCAGCGCAAACGCACCGCGGGCTGGCGGATGCCCAAGGGTGCTATCTACGTCGGGCGGCCGACTCGGTGGGGCAACCCATGGGTGGTACACATCCACAGCCCGAGTTGCGGGCCCGAGCTGCTGGCGTGCCCTGACTACATCGCGGAGGACCGAGCCGACGCGGCCACCAAGTACCGGCACGCCGTGCTCTATCCGCTGGCCGAACAGCCGCCGGTCCCGACCCCTGACGAGATCCGCGCCGAGCTACGTGGCCGCGATCTGGCTTGCTGGTGCCCGCTCGATCAGCCTTGCCATGCCGACGTGCTGCTCGAAATCGCCAACACCACAACGAATGAGGGATAAACGACCATGGCCCGGGAATACGCCCGCATCCGTATCAGTATCGCCGGAGATGATCACGTGGAGCAGCTGACCCCGGCTGCGCAGTGGTTGTACTTCCGGATCCTGATCCCAGACCCCAAGCTGTCGCACTGCGGTGTCACTGATTGGCGGCCGAAGCGGCTCATCAACAAAGCTGCCGGCCTCACGCTCGATTACATCAAGACCGCTGCGGCCGAGCTGGAGCGCGAACGATTCGCGCTCTTCGACGAGGACACCGAGGAAGTGTTGGTGCGCGCCTACATCCGCTCCGAGGAACTGCTACGCAACCCCAAGATGGCTGTGGCTGTGGCTGATGCGTACCTCGGCGTGTTCTCGCGTCAACTAAAGGCTGTGATCGCCTCAGAGGTGCACCGGGACAAGATGGAGCATCCGGATTACTCATCGTGGACGCATGCGATCAGCCGCGAATCGGTGGAGCTATTACTGACCTCGAAGACCTCGAATGAGGTTCCGTATACGGACACGTTCGGGAATCTGAATAGCGATCCCGAACGGGTATCGACTACCAATCAAAACGGGAACGGGGTAACCAACCAGAAGGGTAATCAGAACCCCGGTAGCGATACCCAATCGGAAACCCAATCGGAAACCCAAGCCGATTCCCTGCACCTGCACATACAACCTAATTCCCTACAGCCTGCACCTAGTAGGGGTTACGTAAGTACGGAAGGTCACCAGAGCGACGAGCCGGACCTCGACAACCCCCCACCCCCTCACTGCTCGAATCACCCTGGCGGAACCAACGACCCGTGCCGCGCCTGCGGCGACGCCCGGGAAGCACGCAAGCGGTGGGACCGGGCGGCAAGCGAACGGCAACGGGCGCAACGCGAAGCCGAGCAGCAGGTCGCGTACGAAGCCAAGCTCGCCGCCATCGCCCTGTGCGAGCTGTGCGACGACGACGGCTACCGCGGCACCCACGTCTGCGATCACATCGACCGCACATCGATCGCCCGCGATGGCGCCAAGAGAGCCCGCGCAGCGCTCGAAAATCCCCGCGCCGCGACCGGATAGTCACCAACCCCCTGAAATCCCGCCAGCGTTCAACTCAGCCCCAGGAATCGATATGCGAACGGAGACACGATGACCCAGAAATCGGACCCCGAGTGGTTTACCTGCCCCGGGCTGACCGACGGCGCTCGCGTGGCCGTGCTGCTCGACGACGGCACGCTGGCCGAGGGCTACTGGCACGACGGCGCGGTACGCGACGAGCCGCGCAAGCCGGCTCGCCCACCCGCGCCCTGGCGCATCCACAAGCGCACCGACGGATGGACTCGCTGGACCATCTGCAAGCAACACGCACTCGACGAGTGCGAGCCGTGGTGCTATTTCGAGACCAGCACCGAAGCATTCGCCGCGTTCGCTGCCGGGTGTGCGCGATGAGCGAGCTACGTAACGACTGGCGGCTCCCCGATCCCCCGGACCTGTCCGGATGGCACGACGTGGGCCGAATCGTCAATGGCATCAATCCCGCGTTGCCCGATCTGGATCCACGGATCACGCTGTCAGCCCAGCTGCACCGACGAGTCAAGTTCACCAACGATGAGGTCTATCTAGACCATCTGGCCTCGCTCTTCTACCGCGATGTGGATCTCGCATCGTTCGAGTGGAGTGACGAGATGCGGAAACTGCCAGGGCAATTCGATGACCGACCACACTTCGGCGATTCACGCGCTCGCCGGATTATCAGTGAAGCGCTGGCCGGCCAATGAAGCACGGCGACGCAGAGCGCATATGGCAGATGTGCCTAGACCTCGGGCTGGCGGTGCAGCCCTGGCAACGCGCACTCCTTGACCACTACGAACAGCGGGACATCGATGCCCAATTCGACCAGATAGCAAGGAGCTTCACCGAATGACCAAGTGCAAGCGGTGCGAACGCGCAACCGATCTGTTCGTGTGCAAGGCGTGCGTGAGCGAGCTGCGCGACCGTCTGCGCGCGCTGCCCTGGTGGCTGGACCGGCTCACCGAGACCGCCGTCGGGCAGGCCAGACTCAGCCCCAGTGGTCGCGGCGGGCGCCGTCGGGTGCTGCACGGCGACGACACCCTCGTGAGTCACGTCGAGCCGTTCCCCCGCGACAAGGACAGCGCACCAACCGAAAAGGACCAGCAGGAGCGGCACCAGGCCGCCCTATGGCATGCGCTGGCGCTCGGTCGGGCCAATGGGCACGCCAGCGACGAGCTGGACCGCATCGGCAACGCGCTCTCGACGACCATCCGCGACATGTGCGAGACGCGGGGGCTGCAAGTACCCGAGTTCCGCACGCAGCCAAGCCTCGCGCCCGCCAACGATCCCGAGCCCGCACGGGCGTACGTGCCCGATGCAACGACCGCTGCACTGCCGGATGCCTGCGCCCGCTGCTATGTCGCGCTGCCCACATCCGCGACCGGCCAGCTGTGCGACGACTGCGACGGGGCACCGGAGTTGCGCGCACCCGAGCCGTCGGCGGCCACCTTGCAGGCGACGTACACCGGCAAGCGCGGCGAGGACACACTGCCGGTGACCACCCTGGCGCGCATGGCCAAATGGCTGTACCGGCACGCTGGCGACGTGGCCCTGCAAGAGAACGCCGCCGAGATCTGCGATGAGATCGAGCGCGTGTTCCGCTCTGCCACCCGCGTGGTCAATCGCCCGCCGGAGCCGATGACCATCGGGCCGTGCATCACCGACCCTGCACCCGAGGCTGTCCTCAAGGAACGAACCGAGCAGGGCGACAGGACGACCCGATGCGGATATGCGCTCACCGCGCCGCACCAGAGCAACCAGATCGTGTGCCCACGGTGCGGTGTCGGGCACGTAGTGGCCGACGTGCTTGCACACAACCTCGGCGAGCTCGACGACCGCAACGCCACCGTGCGCGAGCTGGTGGACGTGGTACTGCCCCGCCTCGATGAGCACGTACCGCAGCGCACCATCGAACGGTGGATCCAAAACGGGCATGTGCCGGTTCGCGGCCATGACGCCAACGGTCACCAGATGGTTCGCATCGGCGATGTCCGGCGAGTGCGTGCACAGCGACCGCGACACGCAAAGCGTGCCTGACCAGCGACGATGCGAGCGTGTGGCAAAATGGCGCTCAACATGCCAGTAGGTGAGCTGTATCTACTGCATGAAACCCCCGGCCTAGCTGGGGGTTTCGTCGTATCAGGGGTCAGCACATCACGCCCTGATAGCTGGTTCTGTAGCTCAAGAGGTTAGAGCGGGTGAACAAGTCCCCGGTGGAAACGTACGACACAAGTTCCGGGTGGAAACCAAGATGCGGGATCATGGCCCGCCAGAGCGTCATCCGGGCCTGATCACCAGGCATACCGAGCAGTAGCTACTGCCCTACTCCACATATGCCCTGGTAGTAGGGGTGGGGGGATAACCCGGCTACCCCCTATGCATCGCCGGAACGCTTTAGCACGCACCCGACTGCGTGCGCGAAGTTCCGGATTTTTCGACACCGCAAATCGCAAAGGAGCACGGCAATGACCTTTCACAACCCGAATTCGAGCGCTGACATCGATCACCGGTTCGCGTTCCACGCCGCCACGACCGAGGAGAAGCGTGCCGAGCACGGCAGTGTCCGCGCCGCGTGCAAAGAGCTGGCGCACAAGCTCGACCGCGATCTACCCCCAGGGCGCGAGAAGGCGCTCGCGCTGACCAAGCTCGAAGAGGCGATGTTCTGGGCTAACGCCGCCATCGCTCGCGCGAACTAGCGCACCAAGTCTCTGCCCGACCGAAGGCGGCGGGCATCGATCTGCACAAGGAACGCCTCGGCCCTGAGATCTTCAATGTCGGATGGCTTCATTGTCATGAGCTGGGATGGTAGGCGACAACCCGATGAGCAACCTGCGCAATGGCAGTCTTGAGCGCAAGGTCAAGCGTGAGTTCCGGCAGCGGTGCAAGGCCACCCGCGCGGTGTGCTGGCTGTGTCGTCAGCCCATCGACTACGCCGCCGCGCCACAAACCCCCGAAGCGTTCGAGCCCGACCACTACCACCCCGTCGAGAGCCATCCTCACCTCGCCTACGACATGACCAACCTTCGGCCCTCTCATTGCCGGTGCAACCGAGCACGGCAGGACACACCGCCTGAGCAGCGGCGATGGGTCCAACCCGACTGGTGAGCGGTGTTTGCAGAGCGCATAACCGCAGGTCAAAGAGTTAGCTGGCGGATGCGAAACCCCTGGTAGGGAGGGGGGTTCGATTCTCTGCAAACGAGCTGGCAGGCGACTCCGCGGTAAGGCTCCATTTTCGCAAACGCTCATCGAGTAACACCGGTGACATCTGGTGTCACCCGAGGAGGTGCCCATGCCTGCCGCCCATGGGACCAGAGCCCGCTACAAGTCGGGATGTCACTGCGAGGCCTGCAAGCTGGCCGAATCGACCTACCAGCGCCAGCGACGGCAGACGAAAAAGGGCGAGCCGGAAGGCCTGCACGTCGCGCCGGTCACCCGGCTCAGCGCGTCACCCACGGCACCGGTCGTCAACACCCCGCGCGGTAAGCCTGGCGATGTCGAGACCGGTGTCATTACCGAGATCGATGCACTCGGGGTCGCCGAGAAGCGTCCCGGCCTGGTGCAGACCGCATACGCACTGGCGCGGGTGCTCGACAACCAGCTCGCCATCGCGCAGCACCCCTCGGCCGCCCGCCAGCTCTCCGAGCTCATGGACAAGCTCCGCAAGAGTGGCAGCGTCGGCAAGGGCAAGCTCGCCGCCGTGCGGGCGATGACCCGCCAGGCCGGAACCGGCGAGGCCACGGGTTGAGCACCGCGTGTGCAGAGCGCATCCTCGGGTGCACCGAGCCGCGCATCTTCACCCCGCCGCGCCGCGAGCTGACGCCGGAGACCTCGCACGGGTTCGCGTGCATCGCATTCGCCGAGCAGCTGCTCGGACTGCGGTTGTTCCCGTGGCAAGAGTGGCTGCTGATTCACGCGCTGGAGCTCAACGAGGACGGCACGTACCGATTCCGGTTCGTCATCGTGGAAGTGGCCAGGCAGAACGGCAAGTCACTCATCCTGCTCGTGCTGGCGCTGTGGCACCTGTACGCGCTCGATTCCAAGATGGTGATCGGGACCGCGCAAGATCTCGCCCGCGCCGAGAAGGCCTGGGACGAAGCGGTTCAGTGGGCCGAGGGCGACGAGGAACTCGCGCACCTCATCGAGAAGGTAGACCGCGGTCACCCGAAGATGCTGCGCCTAGCCAAGACTGACGAGACCCCGTGGTATCGCGACTACCAGGTGGCCGCCGCAACCCGTCGCGGCGGTCGTGGATTCTCCGGTGACCTGATCTTGCTCGACGAGCTGCGCGAGCACACCAACTGGGAATCGTGGGCCGCTGTCACCAACGCGATGAACGCGCGTCCCCGTGGCCAAGCGTGGGCGTTCTCCAATGCCGGAGACGCAATGTCCATCGTCCTGCGCTGGCTGCGCACAACGGCACACCAGGCGCTCGGGTGGCCCGACGGCGACGCGGACGCGGCGGTACTCGGCGAGCTTGACGCCGAGATGGAGGAATACCTCGCCGAGCACGCCGACGAGGAAATGACCGGCTGGTTTGAATGGTCAGCTCCCCCCAAGGCCAAGCGCACCGACCGGCAAGCGTGGGCACAAGCCAACCCCTCGATGAATCACACTGAGATCACCGAGGATTGCGTCACAGAGCGGGCTATCGCCGGGGCACTGCGCGGCAACCCGCCGCACATGTTCGAGACCGAGGTGCTGTGCCGGTGGGTCTCAATGTCCGACGCCGGACCGTTCCCCGAGGGCTCATGGGCCGACACCCTGGACAACACGGCACGTCCCGCCGACGGCAGTCAACGGGTTGTATGCGTGGACGTTTCATGGTCTCGCACCCACGCCTACGTCGCGCGTGTCGGCCTCGACGATGACAACAAGCCGGTGGCCGGCATAAGCGCCGACCGCTCCGGAACCGATTGGGTAATCCCCTGGCTAGTGGAGCACAAGGACGGTTTCGCCGGGGTGGTCATGCAGTCCAACGGCGCACCCGTCACATCCCTGATCGATGACGCCAAGGACGAAGGCCTCAACGTCATCGAGTGGGGTGGAGCAGATCTCGGTATTGCGACGGGCAAGGTCTGGGACCACATGAACGAGCGCACCCTGCGCCACCTGGAACACCCCGGCCTGGATGCGGCGGCCACCACCGCAGCAATCAAGGTGCTTTCACAAGGCGCGTGGGTCATCGACCGGGCGAAATCGCCCACCGACGCAGCACCATTGCAAGCCGTCATTGGCGCGGTATGGGGTCTGGAAACTCTCGAACCGGAGAGCCGTTCGGCCTATGAAGACGAGGAGCTGATGATTGTTTAAGCGAAAGCACCCCGCGCTACAGCGCGAGGCGGTCTGGAACCTCGTATCAGGCAGCACAATTCGAGGTGTCTTGGTCAATGAGGCTGGCCCCAAGCTGATCTTGCGTGCCGCCAGCACCTACGAGCCCGGTCGGGAATGGGTACCCGCTGACGGCGAGATCATCATCGACGCAACCAGCGTGGACTACGTACAGGTTCTCTGATGGGCATCACGATCAGTGGCGGCACCCCGATTCCCATCGGTACGCCGTGGTCTCGGTACTCCCCGACTCAGCAGCGCATAGACATCTCGCCCTTCCTATCGCTGGAGTACTTCGAGATCTGGCGCCTACAGCCGTCGGTGCGGCGCGTGGTGTCATTCCTGGCACGCAACATCGCACAACTGGGCATCGGGGTATTCGAGCGCCAGTCAGACGCCGAACGCGCGAAGGTCCCCGACCATCCTCTCGCCAAGATCCTCGCGCGGCCCAACCCCAAGATGACGCCATATCGGTTCAAGTCAACGCTGATTCACGATCTCGGTATCTACGATGTTGCGTACTGGCGCAAGCTGCGCGTCGGCTCCAAACTGGTTGGCCTACAGCACTTACCGCCCCGGCTGGTGACTCCGGACAACTACAACTCACCAGGCCTGTCCCCCACTGCCTTCAAGGTCGCCGGTCCCGCTGGCAGTGGTGAAGTCATCTCGGCTGATGACGTGTTCTATGTGCGCGGCTACGGCGGCATCTACGACATCGGTATTTCGCCACTGGAGTCGCTGCGCCAGATCCTGCGCGAGGAGTGGTCCGCGAGCGACATGCGCGATCAGATCATGCGCAACGGCGCCCGCATGTCCGGATACCTTTCTCGGCCAAAAGAAGCGCCAGCGTGGACCAAGGATGCACGCGCGAAGTTCAAGGAGTCCTGGCGTTCTCAGTACACCGGGGCCGACGCCAGCCAAGCGGGCGGCACCCCTGTCCTGGAAGACGGCATGACGTTCGTTCAGGCCAGCCAAACGGCAAAAGACTTGCAGTACATCGAGGGTCGCAAGCTGACCGATGAAGAGGTCTGCCGGTCTTACTTCATCCCGCCGCCGATGATCGGCATTCTCGACCGAGCGACGTTCGCGAACATCACCGAGCAGCATGCCATGTTGTACCAAGACACCCTTGGCCCATTGCTCGAACAGGTCGAGGACGAGATCGACCTCCAGCTACTCCCCGAGCTGGAACCTGTTACCCCGGAACGGTTTTTCTGTGAGTTCAACCTGCGCGACAAGCTGACCGGCAACTTCAAGGATCGCGCGGGCATCATGCAGACCGCCGTCGGCGGCCCCTGGCTGACCATCAACGAGGCTCGCGCCCTGGACAATCGGCCACCCGTGGAGGGCGGCGACGACCTGATCAAGCCGCTGAACCTCACTCAGAACGGCGACCAGAACCCGATACCGGCTGACGACCAGGCGCCGGAGCAACCGGCTAACGACGAAGCCACCGACGAACTCGACGACGACGAGTAAGGGAGTACCACCCATGCGCACCAAAATGGCGAACATACAGATCAAGGCCGGACCCGACGACGGGCTCGCTGAAGGTCAGTTCACCGCGTACGCCAGCGTATTCAGCAACATCGACAGCTACGGCGACGTGGTAGTCAAGGGCGCATTCGCCAACTCCCTTGCCGAGTGGTCGAAGTCGGGCAGTCCGATACCGCTTCTGTTCGGGCACAACATGTCCGATCCGGACTACAACATCGGGCACGTCGAGTCCGCGGTGGAGGACGAGCACGGACTGCTCGTTACCGCGCAGATCGACACCTCCAACCCCAAGGGGTTGCAGGTGTACAAGATGCTCAAGGGCCGCCGCGTCAATCAGATGTCGTTCGCCTACGACATTCTCGACGGCGGCATGGCCGAGCGGCCCAAGGCTGGCGAGCCCGTCGGCGAGGACGGCACCGTGCCCACCGAATCGTTCTACGAGCTGCGCGAACTCAAGCTCTACGAGGTGTCGGTGGTGACCATCGGCGCCAACCAGGACACCGAGATCCTTGCCGTCAAGGCACGCGAAATCGCAGCGGACACCAAGGCTGGCCGCGTGCTGTCGGCCAAAAACGAGAGCGAACTACGAGACGCACACGAGGCCATCAGCCGTGTGCTCTGCGCTCTCGGCGGCACACCTGACGAGGACAAGGCCAGCGAATCCGGCCCGTCTGAGCCAGCGCCCGAAGCGGCGCCCGTTCAGGCCAACCGCAAGTCGCCCGTCGCATCCTCGGCGCACAAATTGATCGAGCTGGAACTAGCCAGCGCGATCTAAATCCACAGAATCAGAAGGAGATTCACATGTCTGCACGACTGTTGCAGCTCAAGGAGCGCGCCGACGCGGCACTCAAGACGGCGCGCGACATCGCAGAGAAGGCCGAGGCCGAAGGTGGCCGCGACTTCAAGGACAACGAGCAGGTCGAGTACAACACCGCCGTGGCGGCCGCCAAGGACATCTTGGAAGCCATCAAGGCCGTCAAGGCCGATGAGGCAATCTTGGCCGAGGCCAAGACCTTTGCCGACAACATCGGCGTCCCGGAAACCAAGGGCGGCCATGCCGAGCTCAATTTGAGCCTCGGTACGACCGTGATCCAGTCGCCGGAGTTCAAGGCGATGATGGATCGATTCAAGACCGGCAACGGCGAGTTCCGCATCCCGGACCGCGCCAAAATCCAGTCCGACGCGATCTCGCTCAAGTCGTTGTTCGTGGGTCAGTCCCGCACCAGCGCTGGCGCGTTCATCGTCCCGGACCGCACCGACATTGTGGAGATGCTGGGCCGTCGGCCGTTGCGTCTGCGCGATCTGTGCGCCAAGCGTCGCACCACCTCCGATGTGGTGGAGTACGTGCGCGAGACCAGCCACACCAACAACGCCGCTCCGGTTCCGGAAGCCAGCAGCGCTGCGGCGCCCACCGCGCCCGGTTCGGCCGGCCCACTGGTGACCGACCCGAACGGCGGCTACAAGCCCGAGGGCTCGTGGGCATTCGAGGTCAAGCAGGCCACCGTCAAGACCATCGCCGAATGGGTGCCGGTTTCCAAGCGGGCACTCGCCGACGTGGCGCAGCTGGAGGGCCTGATCAACGATGAGCTCCAGCTCGATATCGCCGAGGCCGAGGACAACCAGTTCCTCAACGGCAACGGCGTGGGTGAGAACCACACCGGCATCCTGAACACCTCCGGCATCCAGACGCAGGCGTTCACGACCGACATCTTTACCTCCCTGCGCAAGGCGATCACGAAGCTGCGCACCGTGGGCCGCGTGCAGCCGAACGCGATCCTGGTCTCTCCGGCAGTCAAGGAGCAGATCGAGCTCACCAAGGACGAGATGGGCCGGTACTACTACGCCGGACCGTTCAACACCGGAGTGACCACCTTGTGGGGTCTGCCGGTCGTCGATTCGGAGATCATGCCCGACACGCACGCACTGCCCGGCGACTTCTCCAAGGCCGTCATCTGGGACCGCGAGCAGACCAGCATCACCATGACCGACTCGCACGCGGACTTCTTCATCCGCAACCTGGTGGCGGTGCTGGCCGAGGAGCGCAACGCGTTCGGTGTCACCCGCCCGCCCGCCTTCTGCAAGACGGCGGTGGCCTGATGACTCTGCGCGAGTACGAAGTGGCCACCGGCGACCCCTGGGGCCGCACAACCACGATCCAGCTCTCCGACGAGGACGCCAAGGCGCGCGGCTTGATCCCGCACACCAAGGCCGACACCAAGGCCGACACCAAGGCTGACACCGAGGACGATGCTGGCGACGGCGACAAGGCCGACGGCGGCGATGCTGGCGGCCAGAAGCAGGCCAAGGCACCGGCCAACAAAGCCGCGCCGAAGGCTCCCGCCCACAAGGGCAGCGCCGAGGCCTAATGCCCGAGCTGGACGAGGCTGCCGTCGCGCAGTACACGCAGGGGCGGCTGGTCGCCGATGACCCGGAGACTGGCCGCCTTCTGCGGGCAGCGCTGGCCGCTGCTCGTGCGTACTGCGGATGGCACGTGACGCCGGTCAAGACCGACGACACGGTGGAGCTTGACGGGCCGGGCGGCAACACGCTGATGCTGCCCACCCTCAAGCTCATCTCGCTCGCCGAGATCCGCGAACGCAGCGCACGCTACGGCGGGGCCACCGATGAGACGGTCTACTCCCCTGCCCAACTGGAGATCTCACGGCAGGGCATGGTCCGCAAGAGGCCCGGAATCGCACCCGGCCCGCCGTGGTGGACGCACGAGCTCGGCGCGTTGAGCGTCACGATGACCCACGGCTTCACCGACGACGAGGCCGCGAACTGGCAAGACGCCATCTTGTCCATGGTTGACCGGGTATCAACCATGATCGGCGGTGGCCCGTTCATCGGCATCGGCCCGTTCCAGTACGGGGCAACTACGTCGTCGTCGAGCGCTCACTCACAATTCAGCGACGCCGAACGCGCCACGTTCGACCTCTACCGACTTGAGCCCACGCCGTGACCGAGTGGGTGACGGTCACCCCGCTTGGCGGCAAGGACCCCATTACCGGCGACCAGCTGCCCGACGGCGCACCGCTGCGCCTGTTGGCCTACGAGGTGGCGCCCGGTAACACGCTGTTGCGGTTCGGGATTGGCGGCGACCTCGACTCGGTGGAATTCACCACCTACCTGCCGTTGCGCCACCGGGGCACCGACGGCACCTGGACAGCGACCGCAACCGTGCTGGCCAAGCCCTTCCGCATCGAGGTACGCAACCGCAAATGCCTTGGCCGCATGCAGGAATGGAACTCACGTGGCCGGGGCGGCATCGCCGTCCTGTGCCACTCGGCGACCGGCAAGGGCACCTGATGCATGTACAGGCCGCCCCCGCGCCGCTGCTGCGCGCGTGGCTGGCCCCGAAGTTCTCCGGCGTGACCGTGGCCGACGCAGTACCCGACGAATGGACACCCGACGAGGCGCCGGTCATCGTGCTTGCCGACGACGGCGGCCCCGTCGTTGTGGCCTGGTCCGGGCAGATCGTGCGGTCCTATCACGTCATCCGCATCACCGCGCGCGGACGAGTCCGTACCGCCGTCGATGAACTCGCCCGCATAGCGGCGGGCCACCTGTCCACCGCCCGCCTGCCGGGCATCAAGGTCCACGGCGTCGGCCCGGTACTGGAGTCCCGAGACCCCAAGACCGGGGCGGTGCTCGCCTCCACGCTGGTCAATGTCCAAGCACGAGCCAGGCAGATCTGATGGCCAAGAGCCCGACGTTCAAGCTCAACAAGAAGGCCATCGCCGAGCTGGCCAAAGGCGCAGCCGCACAGGCCGTTGTCACATCGGTTGCCAACGACATCGCGGCCGCGACCGGCATCGAGGCTGAGGTCGTCGAGTACACCACCGACCGCGCTGTGGCTGCCGTCAAGGTCCACGCGTTCGACCAGGCCGCCGACGGCGTGCTCTCCCGCGCGGCTGCCAGCGCCGGAATTCACATCGCTACCAAGTAGGCGGCCCAGGACCGCAACAAGTTTCACCGACCACCACAGGGGTTGTCGGTGTTTGTCCGTGCGCGCCGTCGCCCGGACTCGACAAGAAGGAGAATCACATGGCAGGCAATGCCGACAATGTGAAGCTGTGGGACGGCGCTGATGTGCTGATCTACACCGGCACGGACAGTCCGTACGACATCACCTCGCCCGCGACCACCAACAACCTCCCGGCAACGATCACCGATCCGTGGCCCGCGCTGTGGAAGTACGTTGGCCTGCTGCACGGTGACAACGGTTTCGAGAACACCCGCGAGTGGAACGAAACCGACATCACCGCATGGGGTTACGGCGTGGTCAAGGTGGCCAGCAAGAACCTCAAGGTGGAGCGCAAGTTCACCGCCCTGGAGGACAACGAGACCACTACATCGCTGATTTGGCCCGGTTCGACGGACACGGCAATCGTGGTCCCCAAGCCCGCCAGCCGCTTTATCGCGTTCCAGCTGGTTGACGATCTCGGTCACACCACGCGCTACATCTCCAAGCTGCGTTCGCGTATCTGGGCGCCCAACGCCAACGAAAAGGAAGGCGCCGCAGACGGATACGGGTTCACCGCCCGCATCTTCCCCAATAGCAACAAGGAGCTGTTCGCGCTCCAGAAGTCGGCGGCATAGCCATGATCCGAGTGGAGCTGACCAAGGAAACAGAGCATTTCCCCGCTGGCGCGGTCATCGCGGTCGATGAGAACTCAGCCAAGGTGCTCATTGCCCGCAAGGAGGCCAAGCTCGTTGGCGAGGTCGAGCCCGAGGTCGTCGAATCGGGCGGCGAACGGGCGCGGGCCATCAACGCCGCCGCCAAGGCCGACACCGAAGCCGAGACCGAAGGCGAGGACCCGCCGAAGAACGAAGCCCGCAGCACCGCAAAGGGTTCCAAGTAACCACAGCCGTCACCCCGCGCCGTTTCCCTCGGCCCGGCGCTGGGTGGCTTCACCTGTCAATGCCGGGGAGCCGAGGGAGAATCTGAAATGGCAAAGCAGACAACAAGTCCGGCTGAGGCCGAGGCGAAGGGCATCGAGACTCAGCAGGTCACCTACGGCGGCCACGCCTACGAAGTGCCTGCCACGGTGGATGATTGGCCGATTGAGGCGCTGGAGGCCGCCGAGCGAGGACTACCGTCCACGCTGCTGCGCAGCGTGCTCGGACCGGCACAGTACGGCGCGTTCAAGGCGCGGCACAACACCGTCAAGGATCTGCGGGCGCTCTCCGATGCCATCGCCGAAGCGTCCGGATTCACCGCAGCGCTGGGAAACTAGTTGCGCCAGTGATCCGCGCAGTGCCTCCGACATGTGTTGCACTGCGCGGGTTTCTGGCCCTGCTCCGGTTCCACTGCGATCTCGTCGAGTCCGACCTTTCGACGTTCCATCACATCGACTACCGGGACCGCTGGCGTCGGGACTCCGAGGGGATACGGCGGCTCACGCTGCGCATGATCCATGTCCGCGTGACCCACCTACCCGCCACATCGGCTCTGTCCCTGCACTTTTCCAACGGCAAATCGGCGTGGGATCTACACGCTCACCTGATGGCCGACATGGTGACCGCCTGGACCGGACACCAGTACGACCGCAACGGCGAGCAGGCCCACGCGCAGAAGCAAGCCACCGAGCGCCGGGAGAAACGGCGCGAGTCAGCCCGCAAACGCGCACGGGCGCACAACAGCCGATCTGTGGCCGATGACATCGCCAGAGCCAAACGCAACGCCAGAGGGGGTCAATGATGGCCGATAAGACCAACATCGGGTACGCCATGCTCCCGGTGGCGCTGTCGTTCGAGAACATCACCAAGGAGATCGCCAGCAAGCTCGGGATACCCCTGAAGGCGGCGGGCACCAAGGCTGGTGTGGACGCGGGGGCGGCCATCGCCGCTGGCGTCGAGCAGGCCAAGGGCAAGGTCGAATCGTCCAGCGCCAAGGTCGCCACGGCGTTGAAGAAGATTGAGGATCAAACCGGCAAGGTCAAGGTGGCCGAGGCCCAGCTACAAGCGTTGCGCGACAGAGGTGTTACCGATGCCGGGCGGCTGGCGGCGGCCGAGGAGAAGGTGGCCGCCGCGCAGCGCAACCTCACGCAGGCCGAGAACGCGCACACCAACGCCACAGGCGCGCTGCGCAACGCCCAAGTCAACCTCGCCAAGGCCCAAAAGGATGCCGGGGATGCCGCCGAGGGCGCGGCGGTCAAGTTCGGTCTACTCTCTCGCGTCAGCGGCGCCACCGGCAATGCGCTCGGCGCGGCGGCATCGGGTGCGCGCAGCCTAACCGGGAGCTTGGCGGGCGCGGCCGGCCTCGTCGGCGGGGTGGCCGCCGTGACCACCACCTTGACCAAAGCGCTCACTGTCGGGCTGGACTACACGCGGTCGATGAACACCATGCAGGCGGTATCGGGCGGCACCGCCGAGCAGATGGCGCAGGTGGGCGCGCGGGCACGCGAGCTGGGCAACGACATCAGCTTGCCGGGCACCTCGGCCAACGACGCCGCTGCCGCCATGACCGAACTGGCCAAGGGCGGGTTCGACGTTCAGCAGTCGATGGACGCTGCCAAGGGCACGCTCCAGCTGGCGGCCGCTGCCGGTATCTCCGCCGCCGAGGCCGCCACCATCCAGTCCAACGCCCTGAACTCCTTTGGCCTGAGTGCCGACTACGCGGGCAAGATGTCCGACATTTTGGCCAACGCCGCCAACGCATCCAGTGCCGAGATCACCGATATCGCCTATGGGCTCCAGGCCGGGTCGGCGGTGGCCAACCAGTTCGGGATCAGCGCCAAGGACACCGCCGCGACGCTGGCGCTGCTGGCCAACAACGGCATCAAGTCCTCCGATGCCGGTACGTTGCTCAAGTCCGCGCTGCTGCACCTGGCCGCACCGTCCGATCAGGCATCAGCTGCCCTCGATGCCCTCGGGGTGCAGGCCTACGACGCCCAAGGCAATTTCGTTGGGCTCGCCGCGCTCATGGGTCAGCTCCAGGAGGCCTCCAAGCGGCTGACCCCGCAGATGTTCCAGGAGAACGCCGCCATAGCGTTCGGCTCGGATGCGGCCCGCCTGGCGGGTATCGGCGCAAAGGAGGGCGCCGACGGATTCAACAAGATGGCCACGGCCATGGACCGCTCGGGGGCTGCTGCCGACGTGGCCGCCGCACGCACCAAGGGTCTGCCCGGTGCGGTGGAGCGCATCAGCAATGCGGTCGAGTCGTTCTCGCTGGCGCTCTACGACGTGATCAGCGGTCCGGCCCAACAGTGGGCCGACCGGCTTGCCGAGGGTATCGGCAAGGCCGAGGACGGATTTAAGGCAGCCGTGCCCTATGTCAAGGACTTCTTCAAGGAGATCGACCAATCGGGCGTCATCGATCTGGTCAAGGGCGCGTTCTCCACGCTGCTGGACACCGTTACCGGCGTCGTGACAGCAGGGATCGCGGTCGGGCGGTTCTTCAACGAGAACAAGGAGCTGGCCGGGGGCCTGGCGGTCATCCTGACCACCCTGCTCGCGCCCGCGCTGGCGGCCATGGCGGTCTCGGCGGCATCGGCGGCCGCCGCGATGGTGGTCTCGGGTGCGACGACGGCCGGGTACTACGCCCTTGTCGCGGCCACCAAAGCGTGGACGATCGCACAGTGGCTACTCAACGCCGCGATGTCGGCCAACCCGATCAGCCTTATTGTCATCGGAATTGCTGCTCTTGCAGCTGGATTGATCTACGCCTACAAGCATTCCGAGACGTTCCGGCGCATCGTCGATGCGGCCTGGAAAGGCATCAAGGAGGCCGCCTCAGCGGTCGTTGATTGGTTCACCAACACGGCGTGGCCTTTCCTGCAACGCGTTTGGGACGGAATCGCCGCTGGCTGGCGCGGGCTCGTGGACACCGCCGAAGGGGTATGGACCGGTATCCGCGACAAGTTCAACGCCATGGTCGATTTCTTCTCCAACCTGCCATCTGCCATCAAGGAGAAGGCAATTGGCATGTGGGACAGCATCAAGGACTCGTTCAAGTCGATGGTGAACGGGCTGATCATGATGTGGAACGCCATGGCCGCCAAGCTGACGTTCACCATGCCGGATATCCCCGGTGTCCCGCGTCGCGGCGAGACGATCCAGCCCATCCCCTCACTGCCGATGCTGGCCGCTGGCGGGGTTGCCGGCCGGACCACCGCAGGCCGTCTCTGGGGGCCGGGGACCGGCACCAGCGACTCGATCATCGGCGTTGATACACGCGGGTACCCAACGGCTTTGGTGTCCACCGATGAGGGTGTGGTCAAGGCCGCGGCGATGCGCGGAAACGGCGCCGCTGTCGTCGCGGCCCTCAATGCCGGATGGATGCCCTCGGCAGAGTACCTGCGCGCGATGCTCATTGACGGCGGCCTGCCCCGCTATGCCGAGGGACTGAACCCCGGCGCCGATTTTCTGCGCACCACCATCATGCAGATGTGGCCCAAGATCACTCGCATTGGTGGCCGCCGCTCCGAAGATGGCTACGGCGAACACAGCACGGGCAACGCCATCGATGTCATGATCCCCGACTACAACTCGCCCGAGGGCATGGCGCTGGGCAATAGCGTGCTGGCCTTCTTGCAGAAGAACGCCTCCACTCTCGATGTGAACGGGATCATCTGGCGCCAAACCTCATACGGATACGGCGGTAGCTTCGCCACCGGGACCGGCATGCCCGATCGCGGCACCCCGACTCAGAACCACATGGATCACCTGCATGTGATCCTGGGCAAGGGCCGCGGTGTGGGTGCGGCCCCGACTGCTGTGCCGACGGCGGCGCTCTCCGGTGGTGCGGGCGTGGCCGCTCCGCTGTCGGCGGGCGGCGGTGCCGGTGGCGGCATCCCCGCTGGTGCGACCGCTGGCGTTGGCCCCAATGGTGAAGCGGGCTACTACCAGAGTGATCCGCGCAAGGTGCGCGACGCCGAGCAGAAGGTGGCCGATGCCGATGACCGGGTGAAGCGCGCCGAGCAGCGGGTAGCCGAGCTGAGCAAGAAGGCCAAGGAGTCCGAGCGGATGACCGCGCAGGACAACCTGGAGAAGGCCAAGCGTGAAGCCCGCGATGCCCGAGATGACTTGGAGCAGACCAAAAAGGGCAAGTTCACCGAGACCAGGCAACCCAAGGGCGGCAATGGTATTGGCGGTGCCGGTGGCGGCGGTGACCTCAGCGGTGCGGGCGGCATCTTCGGATCGTTCCTCAAGGAGACATTCGGTCTTGACGGGTCATGGCTGCCGGACATCTCAAACTTCGGTCCCCTCAAGATGTTTGACTCATTCATGACGGCCTTCAAGGGGCCGATACAGGGTGCCATCGACGGGCAGCTCGGCATCCAGCAACCCGGCTGGACACCCGGCTCGGACTGGCAGCCGTCCTCGGCAGCCCCGGTGTCCGCTGGCGGTACCGCCGCGCCCGGTCAGGGCAACGCCCCCGGCACCGAGGGCGGTCTGAACATCGCGGGCCTGAACCTGCCCGGTTTCGCACCGCCCAACGTCGATGCCTCAATCCAGGTCACCGCGAACGGCCCCGGCGCCGACGAGATCGCCACGGCGGTACGCCGCGCCGCACCCGACCAGCAGACGCGGCTGGGCGCTGCGATCCCGACGGGCTTCTGATGGCGCTACCGGCCGACACCTCCTGGGGTGCGCTTCCCGAGCGGATGCGCGCCGAGCACATCGAGTGCCGCATCATCGACACGACCGGCAACGTGTGGCACCTGTCGGGTCCCAACGCGGGCGTCGAGGGCGCCATGATCAACGGCGCCATTGACGGGCTCGGGGAGATCCCCGGCAAGGGTGTGTGGTCCGAGACCGCCAACAGCGCCCCCTACTTCGAGCGGTGGATCGACGGCCGCCACGAGATCGCATTCCGGGCGCTATTGATCGATGATCACGCATTCGGCTGGTATGGCACGCGCCGACGGTTCATGGACGGCCTCAAGGTCGATACACCCTCGTGGTTCACCGTCACCTCACGCCTGTACGGCGAGGTCTGGTTGCCGGTGCTGCGCGACTCGGTGCACACCATCTACGAGGACGACCCGACCGCCGATGACACCAACTACAGCCTTCATGAGCTGGTGCTGGCGGCCTCTGGTGATCCCCGCTGGCGGCGGCCCGACCGGGTGGGCATGTGGCAATCGACCAACGGGCAAAAGGTCGGCTCGATCCGTGTGGTCAATCGCAGTGACGTACCGATCAGGCCCTACTTCATCTGCGAAGCACCAGGACGGATCAAGCTGCCCGATGGGCCGGCCGCTGTCATCACCGCCCCGGACGCCGAGGACCACATCGACTTTCCCGGCCTGCTCGGACTGTTCGGCTTGTCCTGGCTCACCCCGCGCGGTCTGCGTCGGCACCGCGAGCCCGAGATGGTCATCGACTTCACGCTCTACGAGGACGAGCACACCCTTATCGACACCGACCCCTGCAACCGCATCGCCATCAGCGACAAAGACCCGGTGGACAACATCGGGTTGCAGTTCATCCGCAACTCCGAGATCGCCTCACTGATCACCGGAAACGCTGGCGAGCGCGGCCAAACCATCATGGAACGGCTACGCGGGCAGGGCTTCTCGGTGCCGATCCCGGCGCGGTCGGAGGCCTCGCTGCCGGTCTATCACTCCCGACCCGGTGGCCGCATCTGGTGCGTGGTACCCCAGAGGTTCGACCATGCCACCTAGCGCCATGACCGGCGCGGTGATGGACCGGCTGGAGTCCCAGCGGTACGCCTACATCAACAGACCGCCCCAAGTCCCGCTCTTTCGGGTGTGGGATAAAGACTTTCGGCTGCTATGCCAGATCGCCGACCCCGAAGAGGCGGTCTGGGAAGAGCTCGACGACAAGGTAGGCGGCGCTCAGGTCACCATCGCCGGGCAGCGGTTCGCCTGGCTACGCAAGCTCATCACGCGGGACATCCCGTATGACGAGAACCTGATGCTGACGGTAGACCCCGATGTCACCAACCCGCACGATTACAAGGCGCGGTGGGGTGGCTGGATCGATGACATCGACGACATCGTGGAGGCTGGTCAGCCAACTCGAACAGTGTTGAAGTGCACCAGCTTTCGTGATCACCCGAACTTTGTCAGCGTCGCAGCCAACCCTATCTTTCCGCCGGAGGTGCAGGCGCCCAAGATTTTCATGAACGGCGGCCCGACGGCCTGGACCTGCGCAAGTACGGCTTTTATCAACCTGTTTCGCATCTACACTCTCAACGGTTTTCATCCGATCCCGCGAAACCTGTTCGCCCCCAAGACATGGCTGGAAAACCTGCATATCTTGAATTGGCCGATTCAGGTTATGCCGATGGTGCCGTTGCTGGACCAGACGCGGTGGTGTGTGCTCTCGTCGCGGTGGAAGTCGCTGGAAGAGGCGCAGGCGCCACTGCTCAAGGACGCGGGCGTGACGTGCCGCGCCTATACGTGGCTGCCCACAGATCCGGCCCCGTACACCATGTTTGGCCCCGAACTGGCCGAGATCTTCCGACCCAAGCGGGCCTGCATCATCTTGTCCTACGAGGACAACTCGGGTGTGGGCGGTCCCACGGGCACGCTGATCGATGGCGCCATGAACCTCATCGCAGCAACACTGGATGACTTTCTGGCATCTACCATCATCCCGCTGGACCAAGACGGCGACGGCATCCCCGATCCGTTCATCCGCAAGCTGCTCGGCGTAGCACCCAAGCCATCCCCCTACACATACCGCGACGCAGAGCACGGCGGTATCCGTAAGTCCACCATGTCAATTCACAAACGGCGCGCCGTCACCATCCTGACGGGCGGCAAGAGCCCGGCATGGCTCAACCAGGCCATCAGCTTCATGATCCGCTACGGCCTGGCCCAGCTTTCCCAGGTGATCAACTACGGCCTGGGCGCCTACCAGCAATACGGTGTCAACGGGCTTGACAATCTCTATCAGGGGCAGCTCGACGACGTGTTTTTGCCATTCATGCAGTGGCGCAACCCATTTGCCTCTGCCAAGGCCGGACCCTATGCCCGCAACGAGTTCATGGCCTCGGGCTCCGGATCGGCGTACACCGTCAGCTCGATACAGGCCATCGCCGACGGCGACCACAAGAACCGCGCCTATGTCTCGTTCAACCAGGACGTGGGCGATGTGGCGCCGTTCGTGATTGACAAGGATTTCGGCCTGGGACACCGAGTCAACGTCGAGCGTTCCGAGATTCTGTACACCGAGCAGGTCAAGGGAATCCGTCGCACCCTCAAGCGCGGTGAGCCTTGCCGCCCAACACTTCTCGTGGGCGATGACACTCGCGAGGAAGACGGGCTATTGCGGGCATTCCGCACCATCGGCGACGTGGCCAACTTCGCCGCAACCATCGCATCCGCAGGAGGCATGTTCTAGTGACCGAGGCTCAGGTCTTCCCCGAATTTCCCTATGACCGCAAGTTCACCCGCGCTGAGATCGACGAGATCACCGACGAAGCACGCAAGCTCGCCGACGCCATGCGCGACGGCCAGGCCCCCAACGGCGCCACACTGTGGATCGACGAGAGCATGCTCCAACTCTGGTGCGTGCACGGCGTTTTGGCCGGTGTGCGGGTGCATCCGGATCTGGCGTACATCGTGGCCATCAAGCAGCCCGACCAGCACGCGGTATTCGAGGACTCGGTGCAGTGGGTGCTGCGCGAGGACGCGCCCGAGATCGATCCCGAACAGGACGAGGCCGAGGCCGAGCGGATTGCCACCGCACTGACGCAACGACTTCCCGACGAGGTGCGCCGTCTGGTGGCGCAGAAGATGACCGAGGCCTTCAACGAGGCGAACAAGGAGGACAGCCGTGGTTGACGTATTGCCCAGTGCCCCAGTCTGGCTGGGTGATCATCGCGGATTGTTGAGGTTCTACGCCTACCAGCGCAAGCCCGGTGACCCGCCCCAGACCATCGGCACGTTCACCCTCGATTCCGAGGACGCCGTGGTGGTGCTCAACGCGCTCAAGGGCGAAAAGGGCGAGCCGGGCACCCCCTCGCCCATCATCCGCCCGCAGTGGGGCCACGGCTATTCCAGCGTCGCGGCGCTGCATGCCGGAGAGAACGCCCTGACGACGCTCGACGCGGGCCGCGCCTGGTACATCAACGGCACCTGGAACATCTGGACCGGCAGCGCATGGCGCCAGGAGCAGGGCAGCCTGGAGGGGCCTCCCGGCCCCACCCCGGACCTGTCGATGTCCGCCGAGATCGTCCCGCAGCCGGTCTCGGGGCCGTACGGCGAGATCGTGGTGGACCGCAGCGGTACCGACGAAGATCCGCACTTTCACCTCAAGATCCCCGGCATTCCCGGTCCGCAGGGCGACAACTCGACGATCCGGGGCTCGCTGGACTACGACAACAGCGCCGACCCGCTCGATGGCCAGGGCATCGTCTTTGACATCACCAGCGGCAAGTTCAAGCCCGGCGATATGTCTCCCTACGCCGCCGAGCTGTACACGATCCCGCAGGGCGCATTCCAAAACGGCAGCTTCTCTACCGGCGAGCAGATCATCGCGCAACTGACCATCGAGGCACGCTCGACAGCCTGGTATCCCGACGTGATGGGCCACGTGCGGTGGCGCCGCGCCATCTTGTCCTCGGCGCAGGTCCAGATCGAGGTCCGCATCGAGCCGGAGAACAGCTCACCGTCGGTGCCGGGCAACGCCCCGATCTGCGCGCTGGGGCCATTTGACCCGTCCACGCTGGACACCACGACCGTCTCGCACATCGCCCCGCACTTCTCCCACGAAGGCGACCCGATGCGCGCGGTGTCGCCCACCTCGGCGGTCGGGCGCATCCCGGCCGGCCAGGCGGTGAACGTCTATGTGATCGCCCGCCGCATCGGCGGTAACGGTTCGTACATCATCGACGCCGAATGGTCCCAGCTGGCCCTGCGCGCCTACCCCGTGAGCTGACATGCCCAGAGTGGTTGACCGGCGCCCGCGCCGGGTCGCGGACAAAGACCCCCTTGCCGGGCTACTGGGCTATGACCTCACCGAGGCCGCCGAGTACGCCGGTCAGGGCATCCGCGACTTCATGTTGCAGATCCGCGACACGTGGGCGCAATGGCTCAGGGACGCCACGGGTATCGACCTGACGGCCGCCAATGAGTTTTTCGATTACCTTGTCTCCGAGTTTCTTTCACGCAGCCAGCTCGACCTATCGAGCCCGCAGAAGTTCGTCGAAAGCCTCGGCGACCTACTGCGGACCGGCGCCGAGGAACTGTTTAACAACAGCGTCATCGCTATCTCGCGTATCGGCAACATCATCCAGGACTTGATCAACGGTGCGGGCGAGTTCCTGACCGCCGACAGCGTGAAAAGCAATCCGTTCTTTCAATGGGATTCGGTGATGCCCGGGTTCATCTCGGGTGGCTCGATCCGCGCGAGCGCCAACGGCACGCAGCAGGTATTGCGCACCGAGCCTTTCCAGGTATTCCCCGGCCAAACACTGGAACTGCGCGCCGCATCGCAATGGACCGGCGCCAGCGCAACCGCCGGCTCGAATCCCGTCAAGGTCGGATTCACCCCGTTCGACGCGGCAGGCAATCCGCTGGCCGATGTCATTCGCGGTTCGCTGCAACCATCCGGTGATCATGGCTGGCAATGGATTCCGGTCGCCGACAAATGGCCCGTGCCCACCGGCGTGAAATATGTTTCGCAGCTGCTCATCCTCGATAGCGGGGCGACCGCCGGGACGTTCCGGTTCTCGAATGCCTCCGCGTGGGCGTCGAACCTGCTCGACCTCGGGCTGGTCAAAGATCTGCGCGAGATGGTCGACGCCATCGGCGGGACGGTGAATTCCGAGGCAGCCAACATCGAGGCCCGCCTACAGGCCATCACCGCTGACGGCAAGATCACCGCCTCGGAGATCCTCGGACTGCTCGGGCTGGGGAACATCCCGAAACTACCGACGGCCAAGGTGCACAGCCCGATCGGTAGCGCCGATATCGGGGAAGATCTCAAGGACACGTGGAATAACTTCTGGAACGCGGTATTTGGGGACGGATCTACTGGCAGGGGCCCTGTCGATGTATCCACGGCGACCGCTGCGCTCAAGCAAAAGGCCGACGACGCCTATGCCGCAGCGGTATACGCCACCGATGTTGTGAACCTGCCACGACTCACCCCTCGCTGGATGTCCACAGGCATCAACGACGATGTGTCGTTCCCCATTATCAATGCACAGTCGACATTCGTACCGGCCAACCAGAAGCTGGTCTTCATACCCATTACGCCGGGTGTCGAGCGCACATATCGAACGGTTAAATTCGCCGTCACCGGTAATGGCATGACGCAGTGCTATGTGGGCGTCTACCGCATCAATGCGTCGTTGCAAATCGAGAAGGCAGTCGACCTCGGGAACGTCAAGTCACTGCTATCCGGCACCAGCCGGGTGCAGGCTCTGACAATTCCGTCGCCGGGATTGACGGTGGCCAAGGGCCAAACCGTATTCATCGGTGTATTGCAGAACGGAAACCCGCAGGGCCTGTACACCACACCGGGAATGCCCACCGTGCTGGAAGTCGTGCAGAACATCCCCCTGTTCTTTACCCAGGACGGCGGCACCGGCTACACATCACTGCCCACCCTGGTCGGCGGGCACGTGGAATTCACGCCGGTGTGGGGCGCCCTGGGCGAGTCGACCAACCTGGCCGATCAGTGGACGGAGTACTCCTCCACCGGGTCGAACCTGCCCCTGTCCACGTACGACATCGCGGCTGCCAGCACTGTGCTGTACCTCGCGGGCTGCGGTGGCGGCGGTGGCGGTGGCGGCGGTGACGGCGGCTGGAACAAGCCCGGCGAGGGCGGCGGCGGCGGTTCCTGGAACTCGATACGGCTGGAGCGCGGCGTCGACATCCCTTGGTCCGTCACTCAGATCACGGTGCAGTCCGAGCGCGTGGGCTCACCCGCTGGCATCGGTGGCGAGCCGGGCACCAAGGAGACCGACGGCAAGATTGGTCACGACATCGTGTTCCGAAACGGAACCGACAACAGCGAGCTTCTGCGGTGCGCGGGCGGCCGACTGGGCCGCCGGGCCTACGGCAGCTTCTACAACCGCGACTCGGTGGGCTACGGCCCCGGCGATCTCGGGTTCTCCGCACGCCTATTCAAGGGCGGCCCGAACACCGCTGCCAGCCCCTCGGCAGGTGCCGTCAACGGTGCCCCCGGTAACGGGCCCGGTGGTGGCGGCGCAGGCGGTGGCGGCGGTACCGGAGGCAGCGCCGGTACTGGTGGCTGGGGTGCAGCGGGGTACGCCGCCATCAAGGCGGTCTGATGCCCTGGTCTCCCAACCCGACCGCGCCATCGGCGCCGTCGGGCGGTAAGTGGTCTCCTAATCCCGGCGTGCCGGCGCGGGCGTCGGGCGGTAAATGGCATTGGGTGCCGCGTGCAGCAGCGATCGACACGGGCATCGGCGAGGACTCGGCGACGCTGCTGGCACATCTGCTGGCCACCGAGACCGCCACAGGCGCAGACAATGCCGCGCTACTGGCGCATCTGACCGGCCGAGACGACGGGCTCGGGTCCGACTCTGCCGGGCTGCGTGCATACCTGGCCGGCATGGACACGGGCATCGGCGCCGACTCGGCCACCGCGGTACTCAAGTACTACGCCAGCGGCACCGACGACGGCGCGGGCTACGACAGCGCGGCATTGTTGGCCCACTTGGCGGGCAGCGAGTTCGGGCAGGGCTACGACACCGCCGCGCTGAGTGCACACCTGACCGCGTTCGACACTGGTGGGGGATATGACAGCGGCACCGCAGTGTTTAGCCCACACGCACCCGACACCCAATCGTGGGCCGCGCCAGGCACCATCACCTACCCGATCCCGTCATGGTGCCGGTACATCGACATTGTGCTTGTCGGCGGCGGCAACGGCGGCGGTGGCGGATTCGCCGGATTCATCACCGGAGGCGGCGGCAACGCGGGCAACTGGGCGCACGTCACCCTCGAACGCGGCGTCGACATCCCGTGGTCGGCAACCGCAATCACGTTCATCATCCCCGCTGCCACACCCGGTGGCACACAGGGCAACAAGGGCGCTGGCGGCGGCACCGTCACCGCCTCGGTGTCCGGGTCGAGCTGGGCGGGCCTGTCCGCAACGGGCGGCACTGGGGACCGGTTCGGCAGCACCAGAAACGGCCAATCGCCCGGCACGCACACCTACAACGGCATCCCCTACAACGGCGGCGCTGTGCAGTCCACCAGCCAGGCCGCAGGCAATCCGCCAGGCGGCGGCGGCAACGGCGGAACGGGAAATGTCATCAACGGCAACCAAGGCGGCGCGGGCGCACCGGGCGGCGCCTGGGCACGGGCATACCAGTAATCGACAATAGGAGGACAACATGGGAGCCACATCAGCTCATCAAATCGATATCTGCAACAAGATCGCAGCGGCGGGCAACACCATCAAGGCATGCAGCGGTGACCCCGGCACCGGCACCAGTGCTGCAAACGTGATCGCTTCAACGCCAGCGTCATTCAACACCACATGGGGCGGCGCGGCTGACGGTGCGGGCGGCGATGCCGGATACGCGGTATCTCAAGGCTCGGCCGGCACGTTGCAGATCCCGGCCTCCACGGTGGTCAGTCACTACGCCATCTTCAACGGCTCCACCTACCTGCGCGGGCGCGCGCTCGATACCCCAATCACCGCGGGCGGCAGCCCCGTAAACATCGACATCACCCCCAAGACCCGCTACAAGGGCGGCCAATGATGCGCCAGCTGCTCGCCGTGGCCGCCGCCTACCTCGCCGTGTTCGCCGTCGCGTTCCGCCTCGGCTGGTGGGCATCGGACCAGCTCTCTTCCTACGCCCAAGAAATCGACCCACGTATCGAAAAGGAGTACACCCGATGAGCTTTCGCACTGTGAACGGCAACACCCATACCGAGGACGGCTGGCGGTGCTGCAATCGGGATGAATGCGACATCGTGCGCATACCCGAGCTGTACCTCGTCGATACCGCACCGCTGCGCAAGGGCGCCCCGCTGACCATCCTCGGCGCCTGGCTGTACTGGTATGACCGCAACGTCGAAGAGATCACCTCCCCGGTCTGGGGGTGGTCGGCCACCAACGATGTCCTCGGCACCCCGGGTCGCAACGACGGCTCTAATCACCTGTCGGGCACCGCTGTTGACGTGATGGCACCGAAGTACCCATGGCAGCGCTACACCATGGACGCCGCCACACAGGCCAAGGTCCGCAAGGGCCTGGCGCTGTTCGAGGGCTCCGTCTTCTGGGGACGTGACTGGTCGCGCCCCGACGAGATGCACTACCAGATGGCCTGGCCCGAGGGCGACAAGCGCAATGACGCGTTCGCCGCCAAGCTGCGCGCCGGATACCTCGGCATCTACGCCCCTGCACAGCCCCCCGCGCCCGTGCAGAAACGTTTCCCGCAAGACCTTTCCGACCGCGAGCTGCTGGAGTACATCGCCGAACAACTCGGACCAGGACACCCTGACTGGGCATCCAAGGGCATGACGCTGCGCGACAAGGTGTGGTCCAAGTGATCCGCATCGGAGACCGCAACCAGGCCGTCCGGCAGTGGCGCGCCGTGATGAACGACCGATTCGGGCCGCTCTACACCCGGCTACTCGGGCCGCTGCCCCGCGACACTGACGAGTTCGGTCCCCGCGCTGCGTCCTGGGCAGCCGAGTATCAGCGCCGCACCGGCCAGATACCCACCGGGCAGGTGTCCGACGACGACCTGCGCGCGCTGGGCATCACGCCCCCGGCCCCACCCGAGGGCCGCCACCTCGGGCTGATGTTCCGGGGCACCGGAGGCATCATCGGCCAGGACTACGTATCCCGTGTTATGCAGGCCGTGGCCAACCTCGTTGAAGAGGTACACCCCGAGTTCGCCGCGACCATGGGCGGACTCCCGGTCGGCGCCGCGGGCAGCATCAACGACATTTCGATGGCCAAGGCCGTCGACATCGCCGTGGCCGACGCACAACGCATCTTCGCCGAGCGCTACCGCGCCAACCCCAACATCAAGGTTGTCATCGGCGGATACTCGGCCGGCGCGGTCGCGGGCGCCCGGTTCCGCGCGTGGCTGGCCGAGCACTACCCGGACAACTACCTGTGCTCATTCAGCTTTGGTGACCCCACCCGGCCCCACGGTGGCAGCTACTACGGCGGCCCAATCCTGGCGGGACAGGGTATTTCATCGTGGCGGTTCGGCGATGTCACCGACTACCGGCACTGCTGGCTCACCGACCCTGGCGACATGTACGGCAACATCCCCCTCGGGGTGGTCGGGGACATCATGGACGACTGTTTCGACATGGTGACCGCATTCCAGATCACTGACCCACTCGGGGCCGCTGGTGCCATCCTGCCCAAAATCCCCGAAATCGCCACCAAGGCCTTGGGTGTCGAGCTGCCCGCCGTATTCGGCGCCCTCTCTGGCGGCCCGGCCGGCATCGGAGCCATCGGCCTACCTCTGGTCATGGGCGGGCTACAGGGCCTACTCGGGTGGGGCGATGTCAACAAGCTCACCGGCCCCGCCGCCGCAGCACAGGCCGCGATCATCGCACTGCGGTTCGTCACCACCAACCCCCCGACAGCGCCACACATTCAATACGAATTCCGCGAAGTGTGGCCCGGCCAAACCTATCTCGGGCTGGCCATCCAGCACGTGCGCGACTGGTGCACCCGCACCCCCGCCATAGCCGCGTAACCACCACCCCTCGAAAGGATCTCGAAATGCCCAACGACAACGTGCGGTTGGCAATCCATGCCGCCAGCCTTGTCACCTTTCTGATTGCCGTGGCAATCCTCGTCGGCGTCAACCAGCTGGAGAGCTCCGAAGCTCTCCAATGGATCACCATCGGCGCCGGTCTCATCACAGCCGGGCTCTCCACAACCAAGATGATTCAGGACCGGCGCGGCGGCGGGCCGGACGGGTCGGCTCAGTGATCCTGCCACCAGTACCGATCACCGAATGGCCCCCATTGCCTCCGCTGGCCCGCGACGGCTGGGAACTGGCCACCTGGATCGTCATCGCCCTGGTCGTGCTCGTCCTCGGCCTGTACCGCAAGGATCTTCGCGCCGTGCTCCACCAGGTCAAGAACAGCCACAAGACCAACCTCCGCGACGACGTGGACGGAGTTGGTGACCGACTCGACGACGTGCTCGACCGGCTCGAAGAGTTCGGCCGCGACCTGCGCGGAATGCGCTCCGATATCGGCGGCCTACGCGGCGAGTTGAGAGAAGAACGCAAGGACCGCTTAGCATTCGAGCACCAGGTAACAGAGAAGCTGCGCGACTCAAACTAGCCAGCACCCAACGTACCCCCGCGTGTCGCACACGACCCCCGCTGGTCGAGGGTCGGCGTGCGCGATTGGAGCACAGGCGACCGCAATCACGACGAGCGCTGGAATCACCCTCATTCGATGTGCCCCGGTTCGCCGGGAGGGATGGTGTCAGCGGTGACGGTGTAGACGTTCGTCGTGACGAGGAAGCGCTGACCAGGCATGACAACCTTGCGCGTCCGCTGCCATGAACCGTCCGGGGCTTTCGGATCGTCACAGATGGTTCGGAATTGTGTACCGAACACTCCCACGCGGTCGGTCTGGCAGCCCGGCGGTACGGGGTCGTCGGCATGGGCCGACGGGCTGAACATCAACGCCGCGCAAATGGCGACCACAACCCCCGTGATCTTGTTCATGCGCGGATCGTACTGCGATCCACTCAGCCACCTGCCAGGAATGCCACCAGTCGGTCCACCTTGTCGATCCCGGTGAAGTGCCGGGGCGCGCGGCGGCTGTCCTGTCCGTCGGCCCACAGAATCACTCCGGTGTGCGCGTACATGATGCTCACCCACGACGGCGTGCCGGGAAGCCGATAGACGCACTCACGGTGCGCATCAGCCGCCCCGGCACCACCATTGAAGACCCAACCGTTCGCCAGTGCGGCACGATCGATCTTCTGCTGGCCGGTCATTCTGATTGCCCTTTCGGTTGTGGACGGCGAGAGTTTAGGCCGCTGAATGCCAGGATGGCTGCGCTCCTGTCCCGCTGGCACCCTCGACAGCCGCCCTCATTTCGTGGTCGTCGACGGCGGTGTAGATCTGCGTGGTTGCTACCGATGCGTGGCCGAGTAGTTTTTGCACGGCGCGAATGTTGCGGGTGGCGCGGTAGGCGCGGGTGGCGAACCTATGTCGAAGCTTGTGCATGGTCCAGACTTCGGGCATAGCCTTGGAGCAGAGGGTGCCGACCCAACGTGCGGATAGGTGGCCGTTGTTGTCGCCGGGGAATAGCCAGCCTGTGGGGCTGCATCCGGGGGTGTGTCCGGCTGCGCCGCGTTGGATCATGGCGGCGATCTCGTCTGTTATTGGGATGACGCGTTTCTTGTTGCCCTTGCCGTGGACGATGAGTTGGTAGCCGTCGAACGATTCGATGAGGTCGCTGGTGTGGACTTGGGCTACTTCGGCGCGGCGCATCCCGGCTCCGCAGGCCAGGTGCAGCATGACGGTGGTGCGTGCGTCGGCTGCGAACAGTGATTCTTTCCATACGCGGTCGGGTGCCGGTTTGGGTAGCGGGACGGGTGCGGTGACGTGGGGTAGGTCAATGGAGGGGTTGGTGTCGATCAGCCCTTCGTTGTGTGCCCAGCCGAAGAAGCTGCGCGCGGAGTTGCGGTAGCCGCGTCGGGTCTCGATGCTCCATTGTGTTTGGGTGGCAAACCAGGCTTTCAGCGCCTTACCGGCGACTCGGTTTGCTGGCATGTCGAGGGCGCGAGCGATCCGGGTGATGTGCGAGAGGCGGGTTGCGATGGTGGTTGCGGGTCGTCCGGCCGCTTGTTGGTGTTGGCGGTAGCCCTCGATGAGGTGGTTCCAGCCGGTGGGGACGGGTAGCGGGGCGGGGCCGGATTTCTGGCGCGCGGTGGTCATAAGGCCCGGACGGTAGAACCGGGTTGTGTGGTGTGTGCGTGTAATCGGTTACCTGTGATGAAGCTGTGAATCAGCTGAGTCCGGTCGGTAATCATTGCGCGCCTACGCTGCACGAGACGGGGAGTTGAAAGGGGGGAGAATCCGCAAAGCAGCACGTCGGGCAACTCCTGACGACAGATCAGAAGGTTGGGAGTTCGAGTCTCTCCGGGCGCACCATTCACAGCCCCCATCGCGGGGACCGTCTGGCGTAGGTCCATCTACGTCCAGAAGCCAGGACGCGGGGACCCTAGTTAGCATCTCCACCCGCTTGGAAAGCGCGACGATATCACGCGGCTTGGCGTTCCCCGCCTCCCAGGAGGCGATGGATGGTGCTTTCACCCCGATAACATCCGCAAACTCTCGCTGCCCTAATCCCGTAAGTGATCGTGCCTTTCTAAGCCTGTCGGCAAATCCAAAAACCGGGATGATCGCGGTGTACGCGCCCGACATTTCTGCACTCATAACTAAAGTGTGGCATACCCATGCAGAACCATGCAAGGTCAGATTTTTTTGAGCAGGCTTAAATTACATGCTTGACATTCAATACCTAAGCCTGCTTAAGTTCGTCCCATGCACAAGCATGCTTATCTCTCAGTCGGAGAAGCTGCCGGGCTGCTCGGGATCTCAGCCGACACACTGAGGCGCTGGGAGAAGTCCGGCCGAATCGCTTCACTGCGCACCCCTACCAATCATCGCCGCTTCCGCGCCGAGGACATCGAGGCCCTGCTCGACGCCCCCGCCAAGGCGGTGGCCTCGTGAGCGCTTTCGCTGACGTGGCCGAGCCCGCCGAGGCCAAATTGCAGCGCTGCGCCGAACAAGCTCTCGCCCGCAGTTGGCTCTCTCAGCGATACCCGATCCGGGTCACGCCACTGGCCTACCTATCGGTCGGCCCGCTCTCGCTCCTGCTGGAGGTACGCGGCCGACAGTGCGAGCCCGGGGTACTCGACCGCCTCGGCGATCTTGGCGAGAACCTGATCTTGCGTACTTCCCTTCGCTTGCCGCGCGGATGCAACGGCCGCGTCCGCAAATTGTTTCGGCGTGGGCTGTCCCACAATGCTTCTCCTTCTGTTGGTACTGCTGACACGGCCAGCGTAGAAGGAGAACGGCCCGGAGCTGTCGAGGCTGCTCCGGCTCCGGGCCACCCAATCGACGCCGCGTTTGAACTTGCACCCGATGACGCCGCGATAGTCCTAGACGCCGTACGCGGCACCAAGGGTGGTGCTGAATGAGCGCCCTTACCAACCCGGCCGACGAGGCGCGGGTGCGGGTGGCCAGGATCCGGTTAGCGCTCGCGCAAGGACACGCCCGCCTCCAGAATGCGCGTCTCCAGGTTGACCAGGCGTGCCTCAAGCTCGATGATCTCCGCACGCCGCGTAACGACCTCGGACGAAAGGTTGACGACGGCCAAAGCCAGGTCGAACAACACGGCGTCGGTGTCGTAGGTGCCGTCGCTGCACTCGCCCAGAGTCTCGGTCAATCCGCTAATCAGCTCATCAACCACAGACCCAGCCGATGCGTCGATAGCCAAGATGTCGCGCAGTGCCATCACAGTCTCCTTACGTTGCACGGGCTGGTTACCCGTTATGTGACCGGCGCGCACCTTACGGCGCGGCGGTGGTTGCAGCGTAAGGCGTGGGTCCGACGCGCCGCGCTTAGTGCGCGGCCGTCGGACGCCACTGCCGAGGGTGGTGCCGAATGAGCGCCGATCTGGTCGCTGCGTCCCCGTTCGACGCGATCCGTCACCTGACTGACGAGGGCCGCGAGTACTGGTCGGCACGTGATCTCATGCCGCTGCTCGGATACGAGAAGTGGGAGCGGTTCGCCGACGCCATCAGCCGTGCCAAGCTTGCCGCCCGCAATGCTGGGTACGACGCAGCGCAAAACTTTCCCGCCTCCGGGAAAGTTTCTGGGAGCCGAGGACCGGCACAGGCTGACTACCACCTCTCCCGGTACGCCTGCTATCTCGTCGCACTCAATGGCGATCCACGCAAGCCTGAAATCGCAGCCGCGCAGACATACTTCGTCATCAAGACCCGTGAGGCCGAGACCGCCACGGCCGCGCCCGCGCTCACGGGCACCGACCTACTCGCCGCCGCCGTGCTCGAAGCCCAGCGGATGATCGAGGCCAAGGATGCTCGAATCGCCGAGCTGGAGCCCAAGGCCGACCTTGCAGATACATACCTCACTGCACAGGGTGGGTCCCGGTTGATCCGGGAAGCCGCCAAGCTGCTCGGCATGCGCGAGCGCGAGTTTCGCCAGTGGCTCCTGGATGAGCGGCTGATCTTCGCCAAACACGCTCCGTGCGGCGCGGTGCAGTACGACCACTACGCGCAGTTCACGCACTACTTCCAAGCGCACGAGCACGTCGTCGCGCACTCATGGGGCAGCTGTGCCCACTACACCTTGCGCATTCTGCCGCGAGGGATGGAACTCATCACCGCACGCTTGGGCCGAATCTCCAAGTAATCGCAAGTCCCACAACTGAATAAGTAAAGACGCTGGCGGTCCCGTCGCCAAACAGAAACCGCCAGCGTCCCCTACCAACCAATCCTACTGAGAGGACTTGGCATGCCCAAACATATCCGCAGGCGGTCGCACGGGCGCCGCCGACCCCGGCTGAGCAGCTACGACGCGATCACCGTTGTGCTAGCCGCTATCGCGGTGCTCGCCGCGATGCTGCTGGCCTCCCCGGACTCGCACGCCGACCCGGTGACCGATGACTTCGTGACGACGAGCGGCTGGCGCGTGTGCAACGAGCTGGACGCGCAGCCCAATTTCGACGGCATCCGGTACTCATACCGGGCACTGTCGGCGCGCGGCTACAGCCTCGATCAGTCGGCCCAAATCATCGTGGGCTCAGTGAAGGTGTGGTGCAAACGCCATGCGCCACTACTCAAGTCATACGCCGACACCTATACTTCCGCGCCGCAGCAGAGCCAGGGGCGTGCGGCATGACCATCACCTTTGACCCCAACCCGACGTTCGACGAGCTCATGGCCGCGTTCGACAAGGCCGAGCAGAAGTGCTCCCCCAACGTCGCCAACAACGTCTTGGACCTGCAAATCGCTGACCTGTTCGAGAGATTGGGCAATCGCGGTATCGCCGTCCTGGTCGCCAATCAGAAGGCGTGGCGCGAGTCCGTCAAGGAGTCGGGTACAGACCCGCGATGCGCCTGGACCGCCGACGCTACCGCCGAGGTCGTGCTCGTCGAGTTCTTCACCGATCGCGACAGCCGGGACAAAGCCAGCGCCGTGCTCAAGGAGGATGCGTAATGACCGAGGGCACAACACATACCGCGACCGGGTTCCTGATTCTCGAAGCGTCCAGATACAGGTACGGACTCGCTGGCGAGGACGGACTCAGGCCGGTTGATGGCCTGCGCATCGTTGGCCAGCGCGCGAACCGACCGGCGAAACTGGCCCGTGACCAGATCGCCGTCAAGGTAGCGATCACCATCGACGACGCCGAATTCTCCCCTATTACAGCGACACTCGCGCTCACCCTCGACCCGTCGCGGGTCATCCATCCGGTTGTCGAGGATCTGGAGCCTGGCGAGTGAATCGGTACTACTGCCCCGTGTGCTGGGCCCGAGTAAAGCGCTCCAGCGGAGGCAATATCACGGGGCATTTCGACACCGTGACCAGGCCTTGCCCCGCTTCGGGATACCCGTTCTCCATTGCGTTGATAACCCCGCTCAACGGTGCCGGGTTGCGGAACACCATCAAGCGGATTCACGAGCTACGAGAGGCGATTGCCGCATGACAACTACCGCCGAAATCCCCACCGCTGACGGACTATACAGCGGTATTCCTGATGAGGTCTACCACGCTGACCGCACCAGCTTGTCGTCGTCGGGTGCCCGCGCACTGCTGGCGCCGTCCTCGCCCGAGATCTTCCACTACCAGCAGGGGCAACCGCCAGAACCCAAGCCGCAATACGACTTCGGGCACGTTGCCCACAAGTTCGTGCTGGGCGAAGGCGCCGATATCTGCGAGCTAGATCCGGCCGTTCACGGGCTGAACAAGGATGGCTCCCCCGCCAAGTCGCCCACCGCCACCGCGATGTGGCAGGCAGCGGCCGAGGAAGCGCGCAAGGCCGGTCAGATCCCGATGCACATCGCCGAGGTGGCCAAGGCCAAAGCGATGGCAGCCAGGGTGCACGAGCACCCGCTCGCCGGGCCGCTACTAGCCGACGGGACACCGGAGCTGTCCGGGTATTGGCACGACCGGGAGACGGGCGTGCGCCTGCGGTTCCGGCCCGACTGGCTGCCCAACCCAGGCCGGGGACGGCTGATCGTCGTGGACTACAAGACCAGTTCCAGCGCCTACCCGGGCCACTTCGCCAAGGCCGCAGCCGAATACGGCTACCACCAGCAGGCGCCGTGGTATCTGGACGGCCTGGCCGCGTGCGAGATCGCCGACGACGCCGCGTTCCTGTTCGTCGTGCAGTCCAAGACGGCGCCCTACCCGATCACCGTGGTCGAGCTCAAGCCCGAAGACATCGACCTCGGCCGGCGCCGCAACCGCAAGGCCATCGACCTGTACGCCCAATGCGTCGCCGATGACCACTGGCCCGGCTACGGCGACCACGTGCACTCGGTATCGCTCCCCAGTTACGCCACCTACCAGCAAGAAGGAGAACTCGATCAGTGACCGTCACCCCCTACCAGCCCATCTCACCCGCACCGCGCACAGCAGTCAGCCAAGCCACCTCAGTCGAACAGTCCCGCGCCGTCGCCGAGGTCCAATCCGCCGTCATCGTGGCCCAGCAGATCCCGCGCGACATGCAGCGCGCCGAAGCGGAGATGCGCGATACGTGCAATCGATCCGCGATGGCGAAACAGGCCTTCTACCAAGTGCCGAACCGAGGCAACGGCGCATCGGTGCACCTCATGCGCGAACTCGCGCGAGTCTGGGGCAACGTGCAGTACGGCGTCAACGAGCTGCACCGCGACGACTCCCGAGGCGAATCCGAGGTTCAGGCGTGGGCGTGGGATGTGCAGACCAACACCCGCTCTACGCGCACCTTCATCGTCCCCCATGCCCGCATGTCAAAGGGGCGCCGCCAAGAACTCACCGACCTTGGTGACATCACGAACAACAACAACAATGCGGGCGCTCGCGCTGTCCGTGAGTGCATCAACGCCATCTTGCCCAAGTGGTTCACCGAAGCGGCACAGGACATCTGCAAGGCCACGCTGGAGAACGGCGAGGGCGTGCCCTTACCCAAGCGCATCGAGGACATGATCGCCGGATTCCGCGCCATCGGCGTCTCACAGGCGCAATTGGAGACCAAGATCGGCAAGAAGCGCGGCGCCTGGGATGCGGGCGATGTCGCGCAGATGGGCATCACCTACACCTCGATCACCCGCGACGGCTACGACAAAGCCGAGATGTTCCCGCCGGTCGCGGGAGTGACAACCGACGAGATCAAGGCCAAGGCCCCGGACAAACCGAAGACCGAAGCGACACCAGCTCCCGAGAAGGCACCAAGCCCGGAGAAGGTCGAGGAAGCACCTGAGGCCAACCCCGCTGAATACAACTCGCGCGGTGAGTTTCTGGCCACCAAAAAGACCATCGGCACCATCCGCGGCCTGCTCGGCAACGCGGGCTATTCCCTGCGCGGCGATGCGGCCACCGTCAAAACGCTCACCTATCTGGCCACTGTCGTCGGCCGCGAAATCGCCGATATCAACGACCTATCCGAAGCCGAGGCAGAGGTAGTGACCGACGTTCTGAACCAACCCACCACAACAGAAGGGAATGAATAACCATGTCCGACAACGACACCGAGAAGAAAGAGGAAGGCACCGAACTCGCGCCCGGCGACATCACCGAGTTCATCGTCGTCTTCACCCAACTCAACAAGGGCCGCACGCAGGTCGAAGCAACCAAGGCGCTGCATGAATGCGTCGAGGCCGCGATGGCCACAGGCAAGAAGACCGGCACCGTCACGATCAAGATCAAGGTCGAGCCGCTGGAGTCCGGCGCAGTCAGCCTCGTACCCGATGTCACCAGCAACCCCGCCAAGGACCCGGCCGGGACGATCTTCTTCGCCGACGGCGAGGGCGGCCTATCCCGCGACAACGCCAGCATGCACTACGGCCTCAGGTAACCCAACCCACCCGAAGGAGTAACACCCATGTCCGACAACACCATTGCGCTACCAAAGCACGACGCCGATCTGATCGACGAGCCGGACGCCGACGCCCCGCTGTACCTCGTCACCGCCAACGGCGAGAACGGCCTCCATATCGAGGTGGTCGACGTACGGGGCAAGGTACCCGCCGCATTCCCGCCGCGCGCACCTGAGCGCCGAACCGTCACCGACACAGCCTCATTCCTTGCCGAGGTCACGCGCCGGCCACTACTCCAAGGCCTCTCGACCGTCTGGGGGAACCGGGACAAGGGCCAGGTCAGCGTGATCTACAACGAACTCGGGACGGACGCGACGGCGGACTACACCCGTCGAAATGACGTGCTCGCCTTGCAATTCGTCGCCGACCCCGATTGGGCCACCCTGTTCAATGCCGCTGACGGCAAGTTCCACTCTCAGCTGGATTTCGGCGACCTGATCGAGCAGGCCGGGCACCTGATCACCTCGCACCAGGCCGCCGATGTCATGGAGATCATCGACAGCATCCGAGCATCGAGCAAGGGATCATTCGAGTCAGGAATCAAGCGCGCCACCAGCAGCGTGAACCTGACCTACAGCGAGGAAGTATCGGCCAAGGCGGGCACCGCAACTCGGCAACTTGAGATACCGCGCGAAATCACCTTGTCGGCCCGACCATTCGAGGACTACCCGGTCATCGAGGTTCGGTGCTGGTTGCGCCTGAACATCTCGCAGGGGCAACTGGGGCTCGGACTGTTCCCACAGCCCTATCAGCACCTCGTGCGCGATGCATGGACGCACGTAACCGGCGAGTTGTCCGAAGCACTCGGGGTGCCCGTCTACGCCGCCAACCTCGGCAAGTAAGGGTCCAAGTGCCTGGACATCGCCCGCGAGAAGGGCCTGGCGCTGCTGTGCTGGCCCACCCCCGTCATGCCCACCATCCCCACCAAGTAGAGGAGACCTGATGTCCCGCAACCTCATCGTCGTAGACCTGGAAACAACCGGCCTCGGCCCGCAGTGCGCGCCGATCGAGGTTGCGGCCATCAACGTCGACACCGGAGAAACACTCGAATTCGTGCCGTACGTCGACCTGTCCAGGGTCTCGATCGAGCCCCAGGCCTTCGCCATCAACCGCTATTTCGAACGCGGTGTGTATGACGCAATGCTCAATCCCGACGACACCATCACAGCGTGGAGCGACCTCGCCGACATCCTGAGCGGCAACACCTTTGCCGGATCGAACCCGACATTCGACGCAGCCATGGTCGCACGCAAGGTTGGCACGCACTGGCACTACCGCCTGGCCGACCTCGCCGCCTATGCTGCCCCGGCTCTCGGGCGCGACCCGTCCGAGCTGCCGGGACTGGCCGACGTGCTCGCCGCCCTCAAGATCGAGAACCGTTGCCCACATTCGGCACTCGGCGATGCCGAGGCAACAGCCAAGGCATTCACGAAGCTGCGCGACATCTACGCAGAACAGCGGGAGTCCGCGCGATGACCGCCCCGTCCATCTCCCGTCGCTACATCGACGCCACCCCCGTGCGCGAGCACCTGCAGAAGCTACAGGCGATCGGCTGGACCATCAACGCCATCGCGGCCGCCAACGGCCACCCGGGAAAGCTGAACGCTTCATTGCGCCAGATCCTTCGCGGCCAACAGCGCACATGCTCCCCAGCCACACGCGACCTCGTGATGTGGATGGACCCCGAACTGCCACCCGAGACCGGAAAACCATTCGAGCGCAGATGGGCCGAGTACCAGTTCATCGGTGTACCCGATCACGAGGCTGCCCGGCGCATGGGCATCACCTACAACTCCATGGTCGACATGCTGCTCCGAAATGGGTTCGACCGTTCAGAACTCCTGATTGAGCTGGCCCGCGAGGAACGCGAGAAGACAGAGGCCGCCGCGTGATCGCGCCCCACTACCAAGATGATTCGGTCACGCTCCACCACGGCGATTGCATCGACGTGCTGCGCGAGCTACCTGAGCGCAGCGTCGACGCGGTGGTGACTGATCCACCCTATGGAATCCGCTTTATGGGGAAGGCGTGGGATGGCGCGGATATCGAGGAGCGTACGGCCCGTGGTCGTGAGACCAACCCGATGCCTAAGGGTGTTGGTGGTCCGCAAGGCGGATACCGCTCCCGGGCAGCCGAGGCCGGGCGCTACGACCTATCGGCTAACGCTGCGTTCGGCGAATGGTGCAGCGCGTGGGCCACCGAGTGCCTGCGCATCCTCAAGCCCGGTGGACACCTGCTCGCGTTCGGCGGCTCGCGCACCTGGCATCGGCTCTCGAGCGGAATCGAGGACGCCGGTTTTGAGATCCGTGACAGCATCGCGTGGCTCTACGGCTCGGGG